CAAAGTATGATGGAGACGTGTTGCTGCTAAGTCAAGGTGATCCTGTCTTTGCAGTCGTTTGGAGCAGAGGATGTCTCTACATCAACCGGCATTTGAAGGCGGTCGCATGGTGCCCTATCGGCATCAATCGGTTCAGCCACTGCTTCCGTACGAGAAACACCTAATCAGAACTCTTGGCTGCACCGAAGAAGAGTATCGGCAGTTTGCAAAAGAGGTTGAGCGTCGCGTTAAAGAACGCCCCGAAGAATATGCGCACATTCCCGATATTCAAAACGACGCTACAGTTATTGCACTTGTCAGCCTTGCTGTAGGTATCGCTTCAACTGCCGCATCATATCTTTTAACTCCTAAGCCAAAACAGCCTGAAACACCGGAACAGAGAAGGTCTGGCGGTCAGCGGCAACTTGGTGGAGCGCAAGGAACTGCAATCTTTACTCCGTCCTTTGGGTTTGACTCATTACAAGAGTTGGCTTCTTACGGCAACACAGTACCTATCGTTTTTACTCGTAGAGACGATCAGCATGGCACTGGTGGATTGCTGATTTCTCCTCAGCTTGTTTGGTCCCGTATGAAAAGCTGGGGCGGTTATCAAGTCGCAGAAATTGTTGCGATTGCAGGCCAAGGGAATATGGAAAGACCTGACCTTGCAGGCATTTTTCTTGGCAATAACGCATTAGATGGAATCTACGAAAATTATTTTGACTTTTACTGGAACGGCGGTTTTGAAGCTTTAGGCGCTGGAAGTCGATTGCGTGCTTATAACCGGAGGTATGGAAATCTTGCGATTGACGGCAACCGCGATAATCCTGGCATTAACGGAAGTGATCAAGCGTTTTACGCTCCAACCAGGCAGGGCGCTGCACAGCCTGCTTTCTGTGGCAGCTTTACACCAACTTCTCAGACTCGATTCGGTGTGTATTCCGGCATCCCCAATGGAACGCCATTTAGACCTGACTGGAAGATTTTCTCAGTATTAAAAGACTGGACCAAAGAGCAACGTGATAAAGCAGTAAGCGAACAGCGAAAATATGTTGACGGTTATTTAATGAAAACTCACCCTTACGGTAACGGGGATCTTTATAGTGGACAAACAAAAGCAGGAATGCCTGGCACGGGCGTTAATTACGCTCGACACGTAGGCGTAATCGAACACATCAGCACAGACGAGACAAGTACCACTGTCAAGCATGATGTTCTCGATACACAATTCTCAGCAAGTTCTAAGCTTGAAAAGTGGGGCAATCTCACAAAGACAGTAGAAGTAAACGCAGGGGATCAAATTGTTATTCTACTTGGAAAAGGAAGGCAGCAGTCTGACGCATTTGCTGGAATCGGAAGTGAGCTTCCTGTTGACCTCAGCGACATTCGCTCAACGTTAGATAGTGAAGTGCAGCGTTACGACCAAATGCTGTCCGTGGGAGCAACATTTATGATCGGTCGGTCTACGTGGGAAGTCATTGACAGACCTTCTGAGCGTTACGACCCAGAAATCCATTCGGCTAATGGGTACAGGATTCGACTGCGTTGCTTAGAAGGGTGGAGCCGCAATCAAAGAAAGATTGGCATTGTCGATGAAGCCGCTATCAGTCAGAACAAGTATTTGCCTTTTTCTGACATTGAAGAATCTTTCTATCCGATATTAAGATATGAAATTGGAACCTTTCAGAATACTCGCGCTTGCGATGTGACGGAGATTGGAATCAAGTCTCAAGTCTGGACGAAATTTAGCAATCTCACAAACTTTAATACGCTGCCCGCTCCTGGCATCATGGCGCGGTACAACGAGGAAAATATCAGCTTAACTGAAGGAAAGATGACAATGTTCTCAAGGAGGATTTCTTTGTTTGCGTTGGACGTTCGCTATAGCAACAACACTGACTTTACCGGAAACAATGCAAATAATGGGTGGGCAAATATCGGTCCATATTTATTCGCAATTATTGGAAACGCTCCGGTTGACATTTATTCATTTATCAGGGTCGTTCATCCAGATCGATCACAGCTGGAGTTCAGGTTGCGCCCGTTTAATAGCGCTATCCCTACGCAGCAAAGTTCTGGCTCCGAGAATGTTTTTGTTCTTGATGGCGGCAAAACACCACAAACAAGCTGGACATTTGAGACTTACCTTGGCACGTTTACAGTTGGCGGCCGCGGTTATTTTGCAAAGCCTCGCGATATTTTTACGCATCCGCAAATGGCAGTTGTGCCTGAGCTTATTTACGACGGAGACGGAAGCATCAATCTTGTCTATGGCGAATGGATTCCTGGCGGCTTAACTGTCGAGCTTGAAAGCGTTACCGCTATTAGTACGTCTAGCGGTTACTCGGCAGGCGATCCAATTAGAGATAATACTTTAAGCAACATTATGGCAATTTTCTTCGGCGAAGATCCTTATTTTGACAACTTGGCCGTTGGCACGCGAAGGAAGAAAACGGGTTGGATTTATAGCGATTCAAACCGAAGCATAAACATGGAACTTGAGGTTGAAGCCTATGAAAGGAACTATGAAACCACACCGAGAAACAAGTGGTGGCGAATTGTAAGCACAACGGTCCACGACAGTTCAGGCAACTGGAGTGCTGGCGACGTATTTAACAAAAACGCACGAAATGCGAATCAGGTTCAATTTGCTTTTAGGTATAGTGTTAGCACAGGTTTTGTGTATGTAGAAAACGATACGCCAAGGACGGCAACAAGAATTTTTGAGCGTTACAGCGGCATTGCTGAGGTATCGCATTATGGGGATTTAGTTAGTCGTAGCTGTGACGATGCTCCTGAACACGAAATTGTTTATGTCAACGAGACATTGGACGAAGAGATCCCAGTAAATTACGACGGCTGCGCAATGGCTGGCTTGAAGCTCAAGTCAAGCGAAAACTTTGCTCAACTAGACCAACTCCGCTGCTATCTCAAGAACGGCATTGAAGTGGAACGTCTTTTAGATAATGACACTGCACCTAGCAATTTACTTACGGATTTGCTTTGGTATCTTGCTACAGACAAGGATACAGGCGCTGGCAAGATTATCAATCCAGCCTTGGTTGATCGTGAGGCACTTGTAAACACCGCAAAGTACCTACGTGCCAACCGTCTTTTCTGGGACGGCTCGATTTCTGAGTCAGTGAATCTGCGCACTTGGCTGGCGACAACGGCTCCAAGTGTATTGTGCTTCACAAGCTTAAAGAACGGAAGGCTTGCGCTTGAGCCTGCACTTCCATATCACGCAGACGGAGTTATCGACACAACAAATCCAATCCTTATTTCCGCCATGTTTACCGAAGGAAACATAATCGAAGATAGCCTTGAAATTGACTGGCTTGAACTGGAAGAGCGCAAGTTATTCCAATGCGCCATCATCTTTAACATTTCGCGTCCAAATCAATTCCCTGAGCAAAGGACACTGATTGCTCGATACACAGATGTTGCCAATAGTACTGAGCTTCCGATTGAAGAGTTTGATTTACCGCATATCAATAGCATCGAGCACGCACAGCGCGTTGCCCGTTACTTCCTTGCAGTTCGTCGGTATCAGACGCACACGATCACGTTCAAAACGTTGCCATGGGGCTTGAACTTAGAGCCAGGTCAATTTATCCGCGTGGCAAGCGAAATGAGCCCATATCGTCCTGACAGCAATGGAATTATCGACGATCAAGGCAATGTTACTGCCGTTAATGCACTTGCCGATGGCAATTATCCGGTTTATTACTGGGAACGAAATAACACGACCATTGAAGAAGGCTTGCTTGAAATCAAAGCAGGCAAAGCCACAGAGCTTTTTAACACCGTGTTTTCCGTGAAAACTAGTTCGTATGAAAGCTCACAGATTTATCAGATCGAAGCTCTTGACGTTGATCAGGACGGCATTGTCACAATCAAAGGAAGTAATTATCCAGTAGACTCAAACGGACGAAGCTTGCTGGCCATCGATGCAATGGGTTTCGGCGGTAATGTGGAATTTGTAGGAGGAGGCAACGAATAATGGCGTTTCCAACTCACAAGCCAACAGGTCGCTCCTTTAATGCAGGCGATTACAGCTACAAGAAATTTTTGTCCCAGTCTGGGAAAGAGGTGCGCATTCTTTACGGCGACAAGCGCACAGGGATGAAGCTGCAGCTCGTTTATGAAAATGTGAATGACACTGCTGCTGACGATTTTGTCGCTCACTACGACGAGGTAAAAGGCGGTTTTAATACGTTTGTGTTGCCGTCTGAATTTAAGGCGGGCTGGAACGGTGATGCTTTAGCCATTGATGCTGTTTCGGGAAACCGCTGGCGTTACGAATCAGCACCGTCAATTAGCTCTGTGCGCCCTGGAATCAGCAGCGTTACAGTTAATTTGATTGGTGTTCTCTAATGGCAAAGGTCTATACCGGTAGAGACGGCATTTTGCAGTTGTCTGGAACGACTTTGGCAAAGGTCGTCAACTTTACCTTGCAAGCGAATTTAGAAACGCTTGAGACAACAACGCTAGGCGACAGTCTCCGTAGCTATTCGCCGGGCGTTCTTGGTTATTCCGGCAGTGCTTCGTTGCTGTATTACAAAGACGATGCTGGAAATATCAACACCACCAACTTGCTGAATAAGTTGATCAAGACCGGCACTGGTGGTGTTTCAAGCAGCGAAACTGCTGATTTGACTTTGCGCTGGGTGGATGGAACCGATCAAAATGACATCAGGCTGACGGCTTACATTACAAGCGCCAACATCGGTGCTTCAACAGGCGAAATCACTAGAGCTGAAATTTCATTTGTCGGCACTGGGGCGCTAACCACCGCAACGATCTCATGAGCGTATATCTGGGCACTTACGGTAAGGTTGAGCTGCAGCGTCAATTTGACGGCACTGATCTTCAGTCAATAATCAATCCGTCGGACGTTAATGCTGGCAGCAAGCGCTTTAGTTTTGACTTTGAGCACGGCCAGCTATTAAGCGGCGATCAGATTGAGATTACGAGCACAGACGGAAGTGCGCTTGATTTTATCGCTAGTTATACCGACACAAGCGTAAAAAAATTCATCCACGTTGATGAGTTAGACGGCATCCGTCTTTACGACTCTTTTGCTAATGCGGTGAACGGTGGAACGGCGAATGCGATTGCACTAGCAACACCAGCCAACGACATTCCAATTCGCGTCAAAGTTGAAAATGCATCACGTCGCTTGCTAACTCAATGCACAAGCTACGAATTAAACACAGAGCGTGAAACGGTTGATACCACTGCATTATCTGAGGAGTTTCGCAGTCGTATCAGCACTTTGATGTCCGGCTCTGGGCAGATGTCGTGTTTTTGGGAATACACCGGAAATACAGCAGATGAATTGTCTAACTATTTACTTGAACTTCAGCTTCGCACCAGAGTTGGCAGTCAGTTTAAGGCTCGTTTTTATATCAAAACTTCTGGGCATAACCCAGGCGGAATAGCCGCAAACGATAACGATGAAATCTGGTACGAATTTTCTGGCGTGCTAACCAGTTGCGCTGTTCAATTTTCACCATCAAATGCAGTGCAGATAGTCGCAAATTTTGTAACTACAGGCGCAATCCAAATCCGCATGGCGCTTGAGACGCCAGATAAATTGCTTCAGGAAAACTCTGACGACATTCTTCTGGAGCAGGGTACAACAGATGCTTTGCTGCTGGAATCTGTCTAAAGCCGTGATTATGATGAAGCATATCTAGTGGTTTAGGGCGCAGCGTTCATGGCCGACCTCAAAATCAGCGAACTTTCTGCGCTAGCTGGATCAGATCTAGCCGCTGCTGACCTTGCTGCCGTTGTTGACACCAGCGCAAGCGAAACAAAAAAGATCACCATTTCAGACCTGGTGCAATACGGCACCTCTCTGATCAGTGACGACACAATCCCAGGCGCGAAAATTTTATTCGGCAGTGCAGAGATTGCTGGATCGGCTTTAGAAAACGGTGCCGTAGATACCGCGCAACTTGCAGATGATGCGGTTACCGCTGCCAAGATTGCGGATGAAGCGACGGTTGATCTAGTTACAACTCTGCCTGGCTCCGGGGCATTTACTGGGCAGATCGCCCTTGATACTGACGACAATAAAATCTATATCTGGGACGGTTCAGCGTGGCAGTCCGTAAAAGGCGCAGGTTCTGTCAACACGATTGTTGGCAGTTCTGCTGGCTTGGTCAATATTGCAATCAGCACCTCTGGCGATCAAGTAACGATCACTCCATCACTAGATAACACAACATCAGGCGCACACTTCCTTGGCGGACCAACAGGTGCTGGTGGTGCTGTTAGTTATCGCGCCATTACTGGAACAGACCTTCCAGTTGCAACCACTTCAACCAAGGGCGGTGTTGCTGTTAATGGCAACGGCTTGGTGATGAGCGGTGATGAGCTTCGGATTGACAATACTGTTACTGCTGAAACCATTGAGCATCACCTAGTTCAATACGACGCAAACGGCTTAGTCACAGGCGGTCGGGTTATTGCTGCTGCAGACATGCCCGAAGCGGGAGCTTCTACAAAAGGTGCTGTTTATCCAGGCTCTGGCTTGGAAGTTGCTGCCGGTGGTGCGCTAAACCATACGAACAGCGTCACTCCTGGCGATTACACCAAAGTCACTGTTGACGCTCAAGGGCACGTTAGCGCTGGAACAACGCTTGCAGAATCTGACGTTCCAGACCTTCCAGCGAGCAAGATTACTAGCGGCACATTTGCGGCATCGTTGATTGCAAATGCTTCGATTGCTGGCACCAAGCTTTCAGATAGTTCAATTACAAAATTTGGAGGCGCAGGCGCTACCGACAACGTTGTCACCTTCCCGGCTGCTGATTTCAAGGGTCAGTTCTTTTATGACGAAAAGAACGAAGATCTTTACGTTTACACAGGCAACTCTTTTGTTCCGATCACAGTCATTAGTGGAAATCTAATCCTTGCTGGAACGTATGACGCAAGCACTAATTTGCTTGAAAGTGTAACCACAGCTGGTAGTGCTGCTGGATTTACCGCAAGCTCTGCATTGCCATCGCCTGCAGTTAGCAACCTCAATTATTACGTCGTTGTTTCGCAAAGTGGCACTGGATCGGGTGCTGCACCTGCAGTTGCCTTGGCACCACCTGACATGTTGGTGTCTTTGGGTTCTGGCGCAACGTTCAGCTTGGTTGACGTTTCAAACGCTATTGCCGGTCAAACTGCTTCAAACATTAGCGTTACGCCTGCAGGCAATATCAGCAGCACTGACGTGCAAGCTGCACTGCAAGAGCTTGATTCCGAGAAAGTCGGCTCAGCAAGTCCTACTTTTACGGGCAACGTCACGATTGACACGGCTGGAACGCTGGTTTTTGAAGGCGCAACGGCTGATGATTATGAAACCACGCTGACTGTTGTTGACCCTACGGCTGACAGAACTTTGTCACTGCCTAATGTCACCGGCACCCTGGTCAGCACAGGTGATACGGGGACTGTCACTAGCACGATGATTGCAGATGGCACGATTGCCGATGCAGACATCAGCGCTACTGCAGAGATTGCAGTCAGCAAACTTGCTGATGGAGCTGCACGTCAATTACTGCAAACTGATGCTGGCGGAACCGGAGTTGAATGGACAAATGACGTTGACATTCCTGGGACGTTAGATGTTACAGGTGCGGCAACTTTTGATTCAACTGCACGGTTTATCGGGAATGTCACTGTTGACAGCAGCATTGTTTTTGAAGGTGCGACTGCCGATGCTTATGAGTTGACGCTTAGTGCTGCTGATCCAACAGCTGACGTTACCGTCACGATCCCTGCTAGCACGACAACTCTTGCAGGTCTTGCCGTCACTCAAAGCTTTACTAAGGCTCAGCGTGGAACGCCTGTTGCATTGACTGATGCTGCAACTATTGCTGTTGATCTGAGCTTGGGCAATAACTTTAGTGTGACGCTTGCAGGCAACCGGACTTTAGGCGATCCAACGAATGTTACTGCTGGTCAATCCGGCGTGATTGTGGTGACGCAAGACGGCACAGGTTCTAGAACGCTTGCATACGCAGGAACCAAATGGAAATTTGCTGGTGGAACGGCACCAACTTTGACTGCAGGTGTTGGCGGTGCAGTTGATGTTCTCGCCTACTATGTGGAAAGCTCGACCCGCATTACGGTCACCTCGCTGCTGAACGTGTCATGAGTATTCCTGGAAGTGCAAGCCCGCTGTTTTTTCAGGCAGCGGCTGGTGCCGGCGGCTATGAAATCGAGCGCAGCGTGCGGTTTGACAGTTCTTCAAGCTCCCACTTAAATAGAACCCCGTCGTCTGCAGGTAATCGCAGGACATTTACTTTTTCTTTTTGGGTAAAGCGCGGCAAATTGCCAGATGCTGACCAGTTGAGAATTTTTAACTGTGGCCCTTACACGGCAGGGACAGGGTATAGATCTTTTAACATCTCTTTTAATGGTAAATCGCTTTGGGTGTGGGATTACTTAAGCACTTACAATGTCACCTTGGATTCACTTTCTTTTTATCGAGATCCGTCCGCTTGGTATCATATTGCAGTCATTGTTGATACTACTCAAGCGACTAGCACCGATCGCGTAAAAATATATGTAAATGGTGAGGCTGTTACAGGGTTTGTGGCTAACACGTACCCAAGTCAGAACTATGACATGGCTGTTGGAGTTGCTGAAGAGATGAGAATAGGCACTAGGGAGTCCAAAACAACTCAATTTTTTGATGGATATTTAGCAGATTTCAGATACCTTGATGGTGTAGCCGCATCTATTGGCGATCTTGGTGAGTTTGACGATAACGGTGTGTGGCAGCCGATTGCATATACTGGAACGTATGGCACCAACGGATTCCACCTAGATTTCAGCGATAACAGCTCTGCTTCTGCGCTTGGAGCGGATAGCAGTGGGAATGGAAATGATTGGACCGTTAACAATATCAGCCCCGGTGGTGTCACTTATTCCAGTGCCACCAATAGCAACACTCCTGTTTACGACATTCTGATTGGTTCTACAAATCCTCTCAGTGGAACCTATGTCTGGTCGAATGCCTTCGATGCCAGCGGAAGTACCATCGGATTGATTGGCCCTATTACATTTATCAATACCAAACCGACATGGAGTACATCTGCTGGCGTTGAAGTGATGGCTGCCGGCAATGGCATTACAGCAACAGTTAATGGCGGCAGTCAAGTTGCATGTACCAACGGAGGCTGGACGACGATCTCCTCAGGCAGCAGCGGTACATTAGACAGCATCTGGGTTTATGGAGCGACAGGCTCTTCTTATTTTTATGGTGTTCGTGTTGATGGCGTTGAAATCGCAGTCAGACGGCAAATAGATGACAATATAAACAGTGACTCTCTTTTCGACTCCCCAACCAACGGCACGCAGACTGATACAGGTGCTGGCGGTGAGGTGAGCGGGAATTATGCGACGTTGAATCCATTGCAGGTTAATAATACGGCAAATCCTACTTTTTCTAATGGCAATTTGGAAATTACTGATACTGGGCAAAGTGGCTACAACAACGCTTTTTCTACTATTGGAGTTAGTTCAGGTAAGTGGTACGTTGAATGCACGAATGAAGTCGGTGCGTTTAACTTTGTCGGGATCCAACAAGGCCCTGTAACTGGTGGGTATATCGGCAATGATGCGAACGGCTGGGGTTACGCGGCAGAAGGCTATCTGAGGCACAATTCTTCCAACAAAGCCTATAACAGTATCACTTATGGCTCTGGCGATATTATCGGCATTGCTCTTGATCTTGACTCTGCAACAAAGACCTTAACCTTTTACAAAAACGGGACATCTCTAGGGACTGCATATTCAGGCTCAGAGCTTGACGCGGATGTTTACCACTTTGGTGGAACGCTCTACACAACAAACGACAAGCAAGTTTGGAACTTCGGCCAACGCGCCTTCGCCTACAGCGCCCCAAGCGGCTTCAAGGCATTGTGTACTGCAAACCTGCCTGATCCAACGATTGCCGATGGTTCGACGGCGATGGATGTGACGACTTATACGGGTAATAATTCAACCCAGACCATAAGTGGGCTTAACTTCTCGCCTGATTTAGTTTGGTTGAAGCGGAGATCTGGTACAGCTCATCATCATCTTTACGATATTGTCCGTGGCGCCACTAAAAGACTTCAATCATCAACCACTAACGCTGAATCCACTGCTGTTGGAGGTGTAACAGCTTTCAATTCAGACGGCTGGACAATGGGCAATGATGCAGATATTAACGGTTCAAGCAACACCTTCGTTGGCTGGACCTGGGACGCTGGAACACCTCCAACAAGAACACACACTCAGCCAAAACTTTATACATCCACAACTCTTTACACAACTGCTGCTGATGTAGTTGCCAATGCAACAGCAAGAAATGGTGGAGAATCAATCACTAGCGAGTATGTTTACTTGGTGACAAATAGCGGTGGCAGAATTGGGGAAGGTGTATTTAGCGCAAACGGAGCACTTTCGGGCTGGTACATGCTTCTAAGAGAGGGTGCAAGCTGGGTTTCTTACGGAAGTTACGCCTCATATGAGCCCGTATTATTCAAGTGGAGACAGGACTTTGTGCCTAATTCTTCTACTTATACTTGTGCAAACAACGTAGAGCTTCACCTAATCTCCAGTGGAACTTCTCCAGCGCCAACAAGTTTTACCTTGCCCACACTTGCAACCACTACCGATGACGGTGCAGTAGCAAATACTTCTGGAAGTATTGAATCTCGCGTGAGGGCGAATCCTAGTGCTGGGTTCTCGATTGTTACTTATACGGGGACGGGTTCTGCTGCGACGGTTGGGCATGGTTTAGGCGTAAAACCTGCAATGATTCATGTCAAAAGGCGCGATACATCATATGACTGGATTTCTACGTTTGACAATAATGGTCAAATAATAAGGGGGTATCTAAACCTTACGAATGCCTTCAATAATGAGTCTGTAGCTTACACGTCGAGTACTTTTCAATTAATTAACAGTCCAGGCGATAACGCAAATAATGGATCATTTGTCGCCTACTGCTTCGCCCCAGTAGAGGGCTACAGCGCCTTCGGCAGCTACACCGGCAACGGCAGCGCGGATGGTCCGTTCATATACACAGGGTTCAAAAGCAGGTGGATTATGATGAAGGCATCCAGCACTACTGGATCTTGGGTTATGTATGACACACAGAGAGATCCTATTGGTACAGGTGAGAATTGGTTGTACGCCAACACAAACGCTGCAGAGGTGCCAGCGGCAACATATGCCGTTCAAGTTACCAGCAATGGTTTCAAGATGGTTGGCACTTCTGCAGAAAACAACGGAAATGGGAACACTTACATTTACGCCTGTTTCGCCGAAAATTCATTCAAAACCGCTCGTGCGCGGTAAACTTCAACTGTCGGACCAACGTCATGCCGTACAAACTTGGTGATCGAATCCTCCCACTTGACGTGGCATGGGAGCATGACGGAGTTCAGTATCCTGCAAACTGGCTGCGGCTTTCTACTGCACAAGATCGTGCGCAGCTTGGCATTGTCTGGGAAGCAAGCAATACCGCCAATTGGGACCAAGGTTTTTATTGGGGTTATGACGCTGACGGCAACTTAATTCCCAAAGATTACGCTCAACTCAATTCGCTTTGGATTGACAAAACAAAGAGAACTGCAAACACTATGCTGCAACCATCTGATTGGATGGTGGTGCGCGAATCAGAAACCGGAGTTGTAGCACCTGCTGAATGGACAACCTGGCGAGCAACCATTCGCACTGAATGCGGAACTAAGGTTGCTGCTATTGAGGAAACCGCAAACGTAGGCAACACCTCTCCATACCCTGACCTGGGACGTGTAGAAGCACTGCAGCAATACATTAGAGGCGGCAATTATCATACGTGGACGGCATCTCCTGATAGCCAAGACCCGGAGTAAAATGGTTTTTCTTGCTGGTATCGCCACCGGAGCATTGGTGGTGATTGGTTGGTCTCTACTTTCAATTTTTTCTAATGATTTCACGTCCTGATCCAATGATTCCTTCAAAGCCAGGTGCGCAAGACACCGAAGCGATGAACAACCGCGTCAAATGGTTGGAGGCTTTATATGTGCATGATGGTCGAGATAATCCTGACCATCCTTTTTGTCACACTTATACGGGCTTGTTTCAACAGTACGCAAGCGCACCGCTATCTGAGCTTTGCGATAACGACTGATGGCTAAACCTAAAAGCCTAAACGGCCAAACTTTCGTCGAGGGAAAACCTAAGAAAACCCGTCAAGGCAACGGTCAACATTCAAGACCTAGCCACAATAGAAAGATGCTACGTGGCCAAGGAAAGTAATGGACGCCGAAACAAGAGCTAATTGGCAGAAAGTCAAAGAAGCTCTTGAAGCAGCAGGCAAAACCAACTGCATGTACTACAAGCGTGCATTGTTGATATTGGCTGGAAAGCCGGATCCATTAGCGTAATTGTTCTGGATAAAATCAAATCAGCAGCCGCAACTTAATGGATCGAATCAACATTGAGTTAATAGGAGGCATTCTTGCGCTTGCGGTTCAGGCTGGCATTGCTGTCTGGTGGGCATCCGGTATTCACTCCAAAATTTATCACTTGGAGCATGAAATCACCAAGATGCATATGAACGTCGATCAGAACACTGAGTTTCGCATCAAATGGCCTCGCGGCGAGATGGGCGCATTACCTGATGACGTAAAACAAGACAGTGCAATCCATGTATTGCAAGCTGAAGTAGAACGCTTAAGGCAATCACAGCCTTGCCGATAGAATTAATCTGAAGGAGGCCCCACCATGATTGAGTTAGTTGCTGCAGTCGTAGGTGCCTCTATTGGTGTAGCTGGTTTGTCGGCAACAGGTTTTAGCAAACGAAACAACGAATCACGCGAAGCCGTGATCAGGTTGACGATGGCAGTAGAGAGCATCGCTGGCAAGCTTGAAGAGCTGCATCAAGACATGAAAGAAGATCGACGCGAAATGTATTCAAAGCTAAACAACCATGACGTAAGGCTTACTGCACTTGAAGGCAAAATCAGCCAAT